AATGGGAAGCCGTCATCGAAGGAAGCGATCCTCGCTGCGGAAGGTGCAGGGTGACATGGCTGTCACCGTGGAGAAGCAGACCGTGTACCTCGGTGCCGGCTTGAAAAGCACTGGTTGGATCGTGTGGGATGCCGGCGTGAAGGTCGGGTACCACCAGGATCGTGCGGCTGCCTATCAGCGGGCACATGATGTAATCGAACAGAAGGAACATCGAGATGGTGAGTGACGGTCACCTGTTCCTACCTGCATTCGACGAGCTGCAACAGACCCTGGTTCGGCTCAAGCCTCGGGACCGTATGCGGATGAGAACGATGCTGGAACGCGACCTACAGGCGCTGCGGTCGGAGCTGTCCGACGCCCGCGAGGATGACATCGCAGCGTTGGTGAACGGTGGTACCCACAGTCAGGCTGAGGTGGGGCGCTGGGCCGGCGTGAGCCGGTCCCGTGTCGCTAAGATCCTTCGCGCAAGGGAGAAGAGGTTGCGCGAGAATGGTTCTATCTGATATATCTGATGATGGCCCCCTGGGGCCATCTTCTGATAACAGACATCAGATTGTCTTTTACAGCGGAGGGAAAGCGTCCTGGTTGACTGCTTACCGTGTGAAAGAGTTCAGACCAGAAGCTGACATCACACTGCTGTTCACCGACACGAAGGTCGAGGACGCCGACCTGTACCGGTTCCTCGACGAGGGCGCCGAGGCCCTCGGGTTACCGTTGGTGAAGGTCGCCGATGGCCGCGACATTTGGCAGGTGTTTCGCGACAACAAGTTCCTGGCGAACAATCGTGTCCCGATCTGCTCGCGGGTGTTGAAACAAGAGACAGCCGACAAGTGGGTGCGAGCTAACTGTGACCCTGAGAACACGGTGCTGCACTTCGGGATCGACTGGACTGAGGCTCACAGAGCTGATCGTATTCCTAAACATTGGGCGCCCTACGATGTGGAGTTCCCGCTCTTGTGGAAACCGTTGCTGGATCGGTTGGATGCTGACAGGCTGCTCAAGGAGGCCGGCGTGGCGCAGCCGAGGCTGTACGCCCTCGGTGCCCCGCACAACAACTGTGGGGGGTTGTGTGTGCGTGCCGGTCATGCCCATTTCAAGTGGGCGCTCAACGCTATCCCCGAGGTGTACGCCGAGTGGGAGGAACGTGAGCAAGAGATGCGGGATCTCATCGGCTCGGATGTGGCGATCATGCGGGACCGGTCGGGTGGTGGCAGCCGGCCGTTGACGATGACCGAGTTTCGTGAACGGATCCAGTCAAGCCTCGCCAACGAGCAGCTCACCCTGTCCGACGATTGGGGTGCGTGCGGCTGCATGTCGGAGTATGACGGCTGACTGTCACACCCCTCCCCTAAGGTGTGGGCATGATCGAACATCGCTTCCGACAGTCGTGGTTGAACGCCTTCCTGGATTGCCCCGAGAAGGCCCGCACCATCCGCAACGGGACCGCTATTGGTGTGGCCGGCAGCAAGGCAGTGCGAGGCACCGCCGTGCATGCCGCCATCGAAGCGGCGCTGTTGGCTCGCATGGCCGGCCAGGAGCTGACCACCGACGACATCCTTGAGGCTTTCCACTGGTCGTGGGACAGCCTTGTCGGCACCATCGGGAAGTGGAACAAGGGTGCCACTACTCCTGAGACAACCGTCCCGATGGGCGAGACCATGGTCAGGGTGTGGTGCGCTGAGGTGTTCCCGTACCTGAACCCTGTGGGCGTCGAGAAGTCGTTCGAGTTCGTCCTCTACGAGGATGAGGCCCGTCGCATCTCCCTGTACGGCACCCCCGATCTTGATGAGGCGGACCTGACGTGGGATTGGAAAACCGGCCAGCATGACCGCGAGTATCTGATCCGCCGCAACGACCTGCAATCAATGATTTACACGCTGGCTCGCGCCCATGAGCGTGGCGACCTGGAGTCGCCGCAACCATTCAGGTATTGCTACCTGACTGACGGTGAGGTTGAGATCATCGACGTGACCCGCACACCTCAGGACTGGGCTGCGCTCGTTCCGATGTGCAACTCGATTGCTGATCTGATCGAGGGGAAACTTCCGTCGTGGCCGTTGCGCTACGATGGCTGGAAATGTTCTGACGACTGGTGTCCCAACTGGGGCGCCTGCCGTGGCAAGTACCTGGGCGTCGGTTCCAAGCCGGCGAACTGGTAACGACAATCCCGAAAGGGGAGAAGAAAATGCTAACTACAAAAGACAGGTCCATCATCGCTCAGGTGGCCGCGAAGGTGGCGGGTTCCATGTGTTCGGGCAAAGGCAAGGAGGGGTTCGTCGACTACCTTGCCTGCGAGGAGCTGGTCTTCAACTCCATCATTGACAGGGTCGGCGACTCCGCCGAGCCGGCTGCTGTGCCGGCTGCTGCGGCACCGCCCGTGATGTCTCCTGCTCCTGCGCCGAGTCCTGTCGCTCAGGTGCAGGCCGTGTTCCCTGGTGCTGCGATTGTCCATGCTCCAGGTCAGGGCACGACCCCGCCGGCAGCGCCGCCGGTAGCTGCTCCTGCGGCGGCGAAGCCGGCGGGGCGTGCCCGCAAGAAGATGGAACTCGACTCCAACGGGTTCGTCACTGATGGCCGGCAGGCTGCATGGACCGTCGCGTTTCTGTGCGCCGGTCAGAAGACCCCCGACGGCAAGATCATTGTTTTTGATAACGCTGGGAAGAAAGCTCTCGGCAAGGCCAACGGTGGCTACGCACCCAACGCTCCCGACTTCACTATCTCCGAGGTCGGTGCCACGGCTTACGGCCTCGGTGGTGATCGGATCGGCCTGTGGCTCTCCGACGCTCCGACCAGCATCCAGGCGGGCGACGGTTCCATCCACGCCTTCAACGTGGAGGACATGCACGCACGCTGCGGTGTCTAATGCCTGACCTGCCATCCCCGCTCACCCCTGAGCAGATAGTTGAACGGCTAGCGGGAGCAACTGGCGACGACGCCGGCACCACCAACTACAAGTACATCGAACCGACCTCGACAGCGTTCGATTCGTTCGTCGACTATGTTCGCAACGACGAGGGCAGGTTCCTGCTCGGCTTCCCCGAGGTTGACCTGTGCATGCGAGGTCTAGCCCGCGGCGAGATGCTCCTCGTCGTGGGCCATTCGCACAACGGCAAGTCGCAGGTGCTTTACAACTCGATAGTCAACGCCCTGTTGAACACTGACGCCCACATCCTGATGTTCTCCCCTGATGAGCCTCGGGAACTCGTCGCCCAGAAGCTCCACTGCATTGCCTACACCCGCAACGGTGAAGAGTTGGAGCAGCGCATCAAGGACGGTGACCAGGCCACGTTGGATGAGGTCCGTTCAGCGTCCCATTCGTTGTTCGACAGGATCCTCATCAACGACGGTGCGCTCACGTTCACGCAGATGTCTGACGCTTTGAAGGAGGCGCAGGACTATTGGGGTCGGCATCCCGACTTTGCCATGGTCGACTATCTCGAGTTGCAGCCAGGGGAGTCGGATCATACGGGTGTGGTCGCCAAGGCGCAGGGGTTGAAGCGGTGGTGCAAGTCGGCCAGTATTCCGTTGGCTGTCGTGCATCAGGCGGGACGTGGGTCTGGTGACCGGCACAAGCCGGCGATGATCACGGCTGGCAAGTATGGCGGTGAGCAGGAGGCGTTGGCGGTTCTCGGCGTGTACCGCCGACGGGATGATCCGTCGCTCACCTATGTGGAGAGGTGCTACCACTCGGTGTCGGTCAACGTGCGGTTGACGAAGAACAAGCGGCCTCCGAACAAGCTTGGCGACTTCGAATATTTTCTGTGCCCGCATACCGGTCAGATTCGTGCGTATCGTGATGATGGAGGTGACTGATCGTGTTGCTTTGGTTGACAAGTTTTGTCGCTTGTTCCGAGGCAACGCCCTGGCGAAGGAGACAGCCGACGGGGACTTCCGACCGTGGCGTGGCGACGACGGCGAACCGGTGCCGGCCACCGGCATCGTCTTCTCCGAAGCTGCCCATGACCACCTGTGGGGTTCGTACCGCCTCGGGGTGTACCCCCTCATGGAGGTGGCCGGCTCGCCGAAGTGCAACGTCGGCTGGCTGGCCGTCGACTGGGACGAGGGCGACGTGTCGTTCGTTCACGCCGTCAACGTGCGGGAACTCCTGGCCGAGATCGGGATCGTGTCATGGGTGGAGTTGTCGAGGTCGAAGGGCTACCACCTGTGGGTATTCCTAGACGAGGACATTCCCGCCCAGATGGGTCGCAACGCCATGTTCGCTGCCTGTCAGATAGTCGGAAGTCCTACTAAAGAGGTCTACCCGAAACAGGTAACGATGCCCGCCAAGGGCTTCGGCAACGGGATACGGCTCCCATATGCGCTGTCACGCCCAGAGGGCCGTCAGGAGGCTGTACGGGGCGCTGAGAGCAACCTGTGTTTGGAAGCGTTCATCGATGAGGCGTTCGATTCGATGGCGAGCAGGGAACAGATCGTCAAACTGGCCGCCCTGTACCAGCCTCCGCCCTCCAACAAGCCACTACCATCACCCAAGTTTTCCCACACCAGGATCGACGCCAACTTCAAGTTCGTTGCCCGAGACATATGGGACGCAGGCCCGTCGCATGGCGACCGCAGCCTCGCCCTGTTCTCGTTCGCCTGCTCCCTGTTCCGCCAGCTCTACTCGCCTGATGCTGTCCTCGAATGGACCAGACAGTGCGACCTCAAATGGGGTCAGAAGTTCGCCACCCGCGGAGCGAGTGGCGAACAGCAGTTACGGAAGCTGGTTGATGATGCCGGCGTGAAGATGGGACGATGACATGATGGACATGGATTTTGACCGCTGGTTGGTGTACGGAATCGAACAGGGATTCTGTGGACCGGCGGTATGCACCACCCACGACGGCATCCCATCCACCAGGGAAGAGGACGAAGTTTGGGAAGAAGGTGGCGATCCTTGTATCCACATGATGCGCCCTTACACGGACGCTGCTCAGAAGCAGGGGGTTGAAGAAAACCATTCGCCGTCGACATGGCGAAAGCCCCGTTGATCTACCGGTTCAGGATCCCAGGTCGACCCAAGTCGAAGAGCCGGCCACGGTTCGCACGGGGCCGCGCATACACCGATAAGAAAACCCTCGACGCTGAGAAGCGCATAGCGGAACTGTACGACGGCCCCTACTACGAAGAACCAATCCGCATGACGCTGACATTCCACCCCGACTGGACTGATGTCACCATCGAACCCGCTGACGAAGCACCGTCGCCCCTCACCGCCGACACCACCAACCTGTGTAAACTAGTCGAGGACGCCCTCAACGGTGTCGCCTACCCCGACGACCGGCTGGTGCAGATGATCGTAGCGAGAAAGATCCCACGGTGAGCTTCTCCGACCTGTCCTGGGAACAACGATACGGATCAATGGGTGACGAAGCCGAAGGCGCATTCGAGGAACGCACCGACGGATGGGCACGATACGGATTCAACCGGCCGCCCTACTCGATAGAAACCCTGCCGCTGTTCCTTCGGTACACCCCCGACTATGTCACCGTCAACACACTCATCGAAGTCATGGGTTGCGGCGCCAAAGGCCTTAAACTCAAACAGGAGAAGCTGTCGGCGTTGACCATGTGGGACGGGCAAATGCCCGTCTGGTTGTGGATCTGGTCGACGCCGAAACAGGAACACGCAATGGTGCCACTCAAAACGATTACAAAGCTCATTGACAAGGGAGAAGCGACCTTCGGGTCGTTCCGAGAGGGTAAAGCATTCTACGGCTTCAAGCCGTCCCTCTTCCCTTGGAGCAAT